TCCACCGATAACGCCTTGTGCTACTGCAGCAAGGGTTACGGGGTCTATTACAGGTAATGGCATAAGAGTAGTTATTTTGCAAAGTTAAGAAATACAAAAAGCATTGCAAATTACATTTGGAATGTATATATTTGGCTTGGAATTAAAGCAAATAGATGAAATCAAATATAGAACATTGGAAAGACATACCTAATTACGAAGGGCTTTATCAAGTGTCTAACTTGGGGAGAGTGAAAAGCCTGAAGTTTGGAAAAGAAAGGGTTCTTAAACCTAGATGTGACAGTAGTGGATATGTGCAGGTAGTATTGTGTAAAGGAGGAGAAAAGAAAGATTATAGAGTCCATAGACTAGTAATGCTCGCATTTGTTAGTGAATCAGATTTGCAGGTTAATCACAAGAGTGGGATTAAGACCGACAACCGCCTTGAAAATCTAGAGTATTGTACGCAATCTGAGAATACGATACACGCTTATGATATTGGATTGATATCCCCTGCAAGAGGGGAGAAACACCCCGTTTCAAAACTAACAAGAGAGTGCGCTGAACGTATTAAGTATGGACATCAAGGCATTACGCAGGAGGAGATTGCGAAGATTTATGGGGTAGCCCAATCGCAAGTTTATAGAATTCGATCAGGTAAGCAGTGGAAGCACATTTAAAGCAAGGGGCTTTCTCACTTAATTGATATTGGAGAATAATTCACAAAGTTTCTAACAGCGAATATCTCAGAGTAGGAAGAATCATCTTGAGTGAATGTCATCTTAGCATAATAGCCTTTTATAGCATCGCCCTGTATAGCTAAATCTTTTATTAGATAAACGAAGTCGTTAACAGAAAGACCTAAAACAGAGCTTAACACTAACTCACCATCCCCGATTGCTGTAACCGTACCAATAGCAGCTCCACTCCCCGACTGATAAAAAGTATCTCCTATCATAACATCAACAGAGCTTTTGTTAAAGCCTGATATTGTAACTACATTACCATTGATAGCTGACACAGTTCCTAGTCCCACAAATGGAGCTTCTTTATTCCCTGAGCTTCCACCCGTTGTCCTTAGAAACTCAGCGTGATAGAACCCTTCTTTCTCCTCAAAGTTAGCCTCTGGAATACTTGACGAGACTAAATTAGTCTGAACAACAGTACAGTCCCATGCTTTGTTCGACTGCAACTCACAAGCCCTATATGTCTTTATAACTTGAGGGTTTGCATTAGCAGTTATAGAAAAACTAGCATTGTACTGAACACCATAAAAGTTAGAGTGAAGAGAGTTAGCATCATGAAGGTATAGCTTACCCTCATCAAATGTGATGAACTTCATATTTACACCTGAATAGAACTCAGGCTTAAAGCTCCACCTTGAAATCCATTTCTTAGCTTGCTCAGAGAAGCATATAGTAATAGTGTCAATACCCGTTGGTATGCTCACATAATACTCTTGATTATCCCTATCGAATCCACTAAAAATCTTTGCTGTCGCAATAGAAGGTAGGAAACTGCTAAACACACCATCGAAGTATGATCTCATTCCATACTCGGATATAGGCGTTATGCCATCACCCCCTAGGCGTAATATATTACCTCTCTTTGCAGATGCCCAATAGTGCCTACCATCGGCTTCAGCAAAAGACTCTGGATTTAGCCCTATCCCATAATCACCTGAGTAGTAATTTGGCTCAGATACAAAGTTGTTGCTAATAGATACTGTTGAAGAGCCGTCAGGTGTAAAGAGAATGTCTTTATTGACCAATATGTTTGACACCCTATCTTCTTGGTAGCACACCAAATCATTGCCTCTACGCCTTAGAAGCTGTATAGAGCCGTACCCATTTTGAAACTCTTTGAAGTTGACTAGTGCTGTATTGAAAGAGCTAAAGCCGTTGTCATTAGTGTCGGTAAAGAAAGAGTCAGACCAAGTAATAGTTTGGTATCTATTTACTTGTTTAGAGTTTTCAGAGAAAGCATTTGGTCTACCTTTACCCCAAGAGTTTGTTGGTAGGAAATCATTGGCATAGTAATCTTCAGCTACATCAATGTAGTTATCTAGTGTGTTTGCTGTGTTGTTTATCCTAAGCAATCTAGGTTTCATCCACACATCTCCACCACTAATCCTTATGGCTGCCGTTGTCTCGTTCAAAGCTACAACATCACCATTTACAACCCCATCAAAAGATTCAAAATCAAAATATATTCGAGTTGAACTAGATGTCAAAAACTCTGTTTGCCTTATTATTCCTCTTGCTACACTCCCTGTTCCCGATACATTTATTTCATCACCATTGACTAGGTTTACATTGTCTATATTAAGACCAACATCAACGTATGTGGGTGATGTGGAGTCATTGACATTTGTTATGGTATAGCTTATAATAGAGCCTTGATTCCTTATATTTCCTTCATGTGTCCTAGATACTGTTCCTGCATTTAATATGCTATACTCTTGACCAATTTCATAATACACCTCATTTTCAGGTGAGGCATAGGGTCTATATATCTCAAAGTAAGCTCCATTACCTGTATTATCTCCACCAGCCCCATCATACCAATTATTTTGACCTGATAAATCAGAGAAAGACCATCCATCTAAACCGCTATCCTCAACAAGAAGGAATACACCTGTTCTATTATACTCTTCTGCCTCAGAAGCAGTACCTACAATTAAGGGGCTGTTACTTGGGTCGTATGTCTCTAAGCCTAATATCTTAAAGTCTAGGTATCCATTAGCATAAACTCTATCTGCCGCATCTGCATCATAGTAGCTTATTATCCTTAGCCTGTCTCCCTCTTGAAAGTTATAATCTATCTCAGCACCAAGTCTTTCCTTATAGCTATCTGCTTTCCCCTTAAAGCCCCTAAACGATAAATATATCTTTGCATCAGCTACACTCGCTGTATCTGTGTTTGCAGCAGCGTAAGCCCCTAGAGAGGTGTACTGAAGAAACTCTCCAACAGTAGTGTTACCCGCGTAAACTATTTTGTAATGCGTAGCCCATTCGGGAGGTGTAGTACCAATCCTCATATCGAGGCCTGTAACACCAAAACCTTCTATTGGGTCGCCCTCTCTTTCAGAGAAGAACTTCACATAAACACCTTCTTGTAATGGCTTCTGTACAGTTGAGCTTCTATTACCTCTATCGTAGTAGACAATACCTACTGGATGATTAGCACCCGACTTAAAAGAGTTTATAGATAGCCCACCACCACCTTGCGATACAATAGAGTTGTTTAGGAGAGGTGTGCCAACTGCTGTAACATTCTGATCTGGTCGAGGTCTAACGGTCACAAATAAATCTGTACCTGAAGAGTAGGTTAAATAAGGAACAACAGCTATATCTCCAAATGTAGGATTATTACTTAATATCGTATCAAAAGCATCAAGAATATCAGCAATAGTATCACCACCCTGAACCACATACTCAGCTTGAATGATGCCAATGGATGCTTCCCCTACTGGAGGGAAGGTGGATGGTATATACCCCAAAACAGGAGAACAACTTAGTAGTATGTAATCACCCTCATTCACCGTATATGATGAGAAGTCAAAGGTTATTGTGCCTACATTGTTACCAAGTATAGGGCTAACTACGATACTAGCGGGTATGGTTGCGGCATTTGTATAGTCTTTCCTTTGATAATATCTAGGGACAATACTAATATCTGTTGACGTAGCAACCTCCTCTACATTACTATATCCATCAACATAGTTGCCCAACACCAACTTATTACCAATAATATCAATAGCCTTAGCTGTGATAGGTACATTGTCAAACAGCTTATTCGTATCATTGGTATCTGCTACCTGATAGTTTCCATTATTATCAAATGTCAATTCTAAAGTTGATACCCCTGAGTTATTGGCAATTCTCCTTATCCTCTTCCACTCACCTGTATTACCCTCTCTGAATATAACCTCTATATGGGTGCATATACCACTACCCGTATCAAGGGTTAGATTTATGACGTTGTTGTTGCTGTCAATCTGAGAAGAAGTATACACACTATTCTGAAGATAGTAGTCTGATATAGCTACATCTGAATAAGGTGAGTAAGCACTTACCTCCCCATCATCATAAATGTATCTATAAGAGAACTGAAACATCTTCCCCGCTACATTGTTTATAGACTGGTCTGTTACAGTATCAAACTCAAATGTAGGCTTGTTGACGGGCGGGTATTTTAATACCTCAATATATTCCTCTGTCAATGGTGATGGGTAGCCTGAAAGTGCTGTTTGTACGTTAATCTTACGTACAGGATTTAGGTTGTCTGTGAAATATATTAGAGTATCACCATTCTCTAATATCATTCCCCTACCCTGAATTAAATTTGTTGTCTGAAAGTTTAAGACACTATCTCGAATAACCTCTTGTATAGTATTAGCAATACTATCATACTCCAAAATAGAGTGCTCGTCATTTGAGTTTGAAACTGAGTTTGAAACAAAATAGTAAATCTTGTTTGTCTCTTCAACGGGTATAGCACCTATAACAGTATTACCCCCCGTAGGTAGGGTATGGTTAATTAGTTGATTTCCCCTAATCGTTTTAAGGACAAATCCCTTACCCTCTTCCCCCGATATACCGCGAACATTAAGGGCATCAGACATTTCTTCAGGAGACAACAAACGCTCATCAGAATCAGCGTTCAGATACCTTGGTGTGTTCGTTATGCTTGTACTAGCCATAGTCTTTATAAAGAGTCCCGTTGCGCCTCTATCTGCTCTTGAAACTGAGCATAGCCCACCATCTCAGGGTCACGCATATTGATACCCGACATTATAAGTATCTTTTCAGCTAATCTATATTCCAATGCCTTTGGTAGTTCAAAATCTATACTATTTGTTGGATTGTATATCGCCACATTGCTCACCGTTGTAAAGCTCCAACTTGGGTTTGATGTAGATGCTAAGCCCGTAGCAGGTACACTACCTTGAGGATACTTATAGTAAGTCATGGTAACATCATCACCTGAATCTATTGTAGCGGGGTATAATGTCACCTGACTACCTTGCAGTACACATATAGGTGATGTTATCTTAGGTGCAGCTAAAAAGCTATTTATAGATACATTAGCCTTCTCTGGTGGCGTTACACTAGCAGTAACACCCTCTACTTGCGTAGATATGTGATATGAGTAGTCTGAGGGTAGGCTGAACACATTAGCCGATACATTCATTAATGACACATTATACTTCAACAAAGGTCTTAGCATATCCTGTATCTGCTCAAGTGAATTGAACGCTCCTTTGCTGTGGCTAACGCCTCTTTTCCTCTTTATCAACTCAGCATCATAGGATGAAAGAATCTCTTGGAAAACTTGCTGTTGTGCGTTTATAGCAAATTCATTAAACTGAGATGGCGTTATAAAGCCTCTTTGGTTTGCGTTAGCTATATCCTTCACTAAGGAATACACACTATTTACGGATGCTAGTATCATGTATGCAAATTTACGAAATGTGAGCAAAAGCCCACTCATCGCTTTTTAGCGTGGGTGGGTAGTTCACGAAAACAAAAAAGCCCCACTTTTCAGCAGGGCTAAAATTAGTTTAGCTTAATTATCAAGGCATACCAATCAAAGTACCGTGACAATAAGCTACCCACCTCATGTTTTTACTTGCATCACCAGTTACAATAATAGCTAAAGTATCAGTTGTATCATCAGCAGTCAAGCTCACATCATATCCCGCTTGAGTCTCTACATCTGTTCCAATAGTAGATACACTACCAATAAGTGAAGTAGTACCACCCTCATTTTTAATAGCTACCTTGCGTATATAATGAGCAGCATCCGCACCATCTTCAGTAAAACCAGTTACAGCTACCGTAAGAAACATTGCTGTATCTTGCTCCACGAGAAATGAATCTGCAGAAGCATCAATACTTAATTCAGTTGGTGTAGCATCTGTTGTTAATGCTTTTAACGTGACATCAGTATACTGAGCATCACCAATATTCGTAAAAGAGTCAATAGCGTGTGAACGCTGACCACGTAAGAAAGTCCTAGAATCCCTGCCTGTTGCAATAGACCTATGTGAGCCTGATTCAATCCTATTATTTAACCCTACTGCAAGAGCCTCTTGACTACTCTGAACACTATTATCTTTCCCAAAAGCGAAAGAATGAGTGGCAAGATTAAGATTATTTGATCTCCCACCTGCTATTGAATAATCACTGTAAACAATATTCGATGTACCAGATGCAAGTGAAGTATTTCCATTAATATCATTAGATATTCCAGATGCAAGTGAACCTGAGCCACTTACATCATTCTGTGAACCAGATGCAAATGAAGATGCTCCACTTACATCATTCTGTGTACCTACGGCATAGGAGTTTTCTGAAAAAGAATTTGTTGCGCCAGAAAACTTGGACTTTAACTCCGTATATGTTATTTTATTGGTAACATCTTCACTAACATCAACTATCGCAAACGAATCATTTGCCGACACATTAACTGCATCCATAGCAGTTAATTCCGATATTTTTACTTTAGCCATTATGCTTGCTCTGTTATTATTACTACGTTATCTTCTGTCGTTAATAAAACGCCATCTTCCGTTGTTATTGCGCCATCATATAATGAAGCCTTATAAGCTCCATTTAAGTTATATGGATAAGTGCCATTTCTAGTAGAAGCATCTTTAATTAAAGATAGTCCGTTCAAGGCTTTTTCTGAACTAGAAAACTCTAAAGAAACAGAGCCAAGATTGTTTTTATCTGAAATAAAGAACTCAATATTTTCATTTAAAACATCAGTACCAAATAAGTCAACATTAATAGAACACCTATCCTCGGTTTCAAAAGGCGGTGTTATAGTCGCGTTATTTGCGGATATTGTTCTTATTGAAGATACGTTGTTTAAATCAATATACGAACCATTATCCTCAATAAAGCAATTATGAAAATCTCCAATAGCTCTTTTATTAGCTAATATGAAATTATCTATCGTAGTGGAAAGAGTACCCGTCCCCTGAACAGAGTAAGAGATACCATTAATTGTTAATTCAACAGTATCATTTACTGTATAACTCGTTGGAGTAAAACGTATTGTTTTATTCGCATTAAGCTCTACGTATATCTTTCTCATCAATTAAGAATTAAGCCCTCCGAAGAGGGCTATATTACTTAGGAAAGTACGACCAAACAAGGAACTTCAATTTCTCTGTTATTTCCAGTAGCACGAAGACTAGCGTTAATAACAAATTCATCAAGAGCCTCAAGACCTCGCTTTGCTTCACTTGCAGATGCAAAGGTAAAGGTAGCTACATCATATCCCGCAGGGACATCCTCATTTAAGTCCACCACAACTGTTGCAGACACAAGCCTACGAGTAGAGTCATCTAATGGGATAGAACCCGCATTAGTTATCTCAGCACGAGAACCAATCGTTGCATTAGGTGCAGTAAGCGTTCTAATGACATCTACGTTGTAAAGGTCAAGAGTGGTAGTACCATCAGCAGCGTAAACTGAATGTTTTTTTGATACCGCCTCTGCATGAGCAGCAATCCAGTTATCAATGGTGGTTGCTACATTGGTATCAAAAGCTGTTGAGTAGCTAGACCCGTTAATTACAACTTCAAGTGGCAACGAACCAGAGGGAGTGATTTCTTGCACACCCCCTCTATTAATCGCTAAATTTAACATTTCTTTCTTGTTTTTTTAGTTATTACTTACCAAGAATGTGACGGTTAGCAGCACGAGTAGCCATAGACTGCTCTGCGCGCATATCCCAACGCTTTCCATCGAAACCACTAGAGTCATTGTAGACACCATTAGCAGCACCATTCACCCAAGTCTCAATCTCACGAGAGTATCCATCCAATGTCTTGTAGTTAATCTCAAGCAATGGAGCTTCAACACCCGTCTTAGAATCCTTGATAGTATCCATAGGTACACCTACCCACTTATAGATGTCTTGACCGGGCTTTCCTAATAGCTGCTTGTCATTCAAGAGCTTCCAAGTGTGCCAATGATACTCACGACCACCATGCTTCAACGATGTGAAGTCAAGGTTCATAGCCATTTCAGGACTGTTGTTGAACATTCCGTAGCTCATTCCACCCTGATTCAAGGCAGCAGCCAATCGGCTAATGTAGTTCATCTGCTTAGTACGAGCGTAGCAAGCATATTCAGTTGAACCTCCCTCTTGGTCAAGAACCTCTCCCAAGTCTTCAAGGTCTTCAACAGAAGTCACATAACCCATACGAGTACCGCGATTCTCCAATGCAGAGAAGTAACCCTCTACACCATTAAGATTAGAAGTAGTCAATGTAGAGTTAGAGTAAGACTCACCTGTGATAAGAGCCATCTCAATGAAGTCTAGGAAACGCTTACGAGTATCCATTTCTCCCTTCCAATAGAAAGCATCACCACCACTAGGCAACTTAACCCATGACTTGTTAGTCATCTGAGAGCCAGTAGTAACAAATCTATCTTTTACGATAACGTATGTGTTCTCACGCTTAACTACGTTGCTCTGAATAAATTCAGTTGGCTGCTCTGTACCCTGAGCGTAGTCGTTACCTACAATAGATGCAGAGATAGTTTCTCCTTGAGCAAAGGCAACAGGCCATGTAGATACAGGGTCAAGAGTGAAGCTAGATACCCCAACTGTAAGTGCCTTAGCACGGATGGCGTAATCACCCTTGAAAACAATAAGGTTATCGTTCACACGAACCTTGTGGTTAGCAAGGTTAATGGTAATAGTAGTAGTGCTACCTAATGCAGCAGTAGTATCATTAACACCATCAGCAGTATTGTGAAGACGAGTGTCTTCCCACCATTGCATAGTATCATTCGTTCCACCTTGCTTTACAGCACCCACCATATAGCAGAGTCCGTAAATGGTTGAAATCGCTTGATCACCGTAAGTCATCACTAGACGTTCACGGTTATCAGGCATATCTACCTCATTGATGTATTGACCAAGTGAGATATATTTTGAGGGGGATGCTCCCTCTCTAAACGAGTTTTGTCCCGAAAAATCATTAGGGGCTTGTACAGACATTTTTTAGTCTTTTTAGTTGTTTATCCAGTTTGTATTGACAGACCAGTTCTCTTATGCTGATTCCTTAAGTGATTTATAATCGCCTGTTTGTCGGTATCAACATTAGTATTAGCTTGGGCTGTTTGCTCAGGGATGTTAATGTTCTTACGGTCTTTTACTGTTTCTGCTCTTAGTGCATCTTGGGCAGCGCTCCAAATTCCCTCTGCAATCGCTGAGTAATTTTGAACTATTAGCTCTGTACCTACCGCAGCTTGGTAATCTATATTTCCTTTTTCATCGGAATAGATTGATAGCTGTTCAGGTGTCATGCTTTGTACTGCTTCCATTGCCTCTTTACGAGCATCATCAGTAACACCGTACTTCCACTTTACTTTATCCCCAAATTCAATTTCACCTATCTGTTCAGCAGCATTTGATACACCTTCTCTTAACGCAGCTATTTCCGTTTCGGATGGGCTGTTGTTAGTAGAAGCCTTTTCAATAGGCTTTAAGTAGGTTTCCTTGACGGTATTTATTTCTGACTTAATCTTCTTCAAGTCACGCTTGAGGTTTGCTTTAGCGGCTAACACTTCCCTTTCGGAGTAGCCTTCATACTCACCACCTAGTTTGTAGCGAGTCTGAATGTCAGCATCAATCTCTTCGGACGTTAATTCAGGGTCAGATAATTTCAAGTATTTGCGAACAAGGTCAATATCATCAATACCCTCGAAGTCTAACGACTTCATGGTATAATAATCTTGAACTGTCCGACCAGTTTCCTTTACGAACTTGTCAATAGAGGCTAATTCATCGTTTGCATATACACTCTCTTGCGTAGGTGCAACGGGATTCTTTAGCTCGTCAAGTGATACCTTTCTACCTATCTTACTTTCTAAGTAGCTAAGTACGGAGTCATCATCTAATGTAGGTGCTTGTCCACTATCACTCTCTTGACTTACCTCTTGTTGTTCTGCTTGCTGTGGCTGCTCTTCACCTTGCGTTTGCTGCTCGGATAGTGCAGTTTCAACTTGCTCTTGAACTTCTTGAGTTTGTTCGTTTACTTCTGTTGTCAAAGAACTTTCCTGAGTAGTCTCAGTTGGAGAATTACCCCCTGTTACTATACTTAATCCCATTTGATTTGATTTTTCTCTGCAAAGATAAGAAATGTTAAAGTAAGGTTATTTTCAGTAAAAACACTTGTATATGTCATTTTTACTGCCGAACTTTGCCATATAAAATATACTGACTAAAAGGAAGTATATTACTCAACTGAGCTTAGTTGAATCTTTTAACATCAACTGCCACAAGCCTCACAGTCTTGATTATCAATAGAACAGCTCGGCTCTTCATCCTTATCTAAAGACTCAATGAAATCATTCATAGATTCATCAATGTCTTTACTTTCATCCTTCTCTTCCATCTTAACTAGGTATTGTTATGTTGCTTACTACTGAGTTCATATTATCAAACATCAGTTCATGCCCCTTTGGAGATCGGTGAATCCTTGAACCTACAACACATTCATTAGTACCTGTATCTCCTACTCTCTTAAAAGTAGGATCTTCAATTAAATCACCAACTTTCCAAGTGTAAGCACTGCCTGTTACTTCAGTTGTAGAGTTGTAATACAGCCTCTTACCTGTTGTTTCACTAACATCTTTAATGTCTGTGTAATCATTCAAGTCAATCAAATGAACATTATCATTTTCTGAGTACTCATTTACAACAGAACTTACATTACTGTTTACAATACCCATTCTTGTCTTACCAACCTCGTTAGCATCAGCGTAGAAAGCAGTTGCGTTTGCAGCACCCTTTACATCTCCCGTGTTTACTATGTCACCACTAACAATCTCATTCATAAAGATTGTCTTACCTTGTTGGTAACAGCTAAACACAATACCCTTGCCTCTAAGTAAGTTGAAGGTTGTTGCTCCATTCTGTAACTGCCACCTATAAATATATTCACCTACTGTAACATCACCTGCCTCAAAATAAAAGCAGTTGCTAGCACTCGCATTAACATCTCCCGTTTCAAACATTGGAGTGTAATCACGAGTCTTTATGATTTCTACCCTACCTGAGTTTGTGTCGTATGTTCCAGAAAAGTCTCTTCCATTACCATCTCTAGCATCAAAGAGTATGTCAATAGAATCTAAAGCACCACCTGTTTTTTGATACCCAATAACCTTATAGAAGCCATTAGAGTCTTCCCAACTCTCTGTACTTCCCGCAGCACTATCTCCCATATTATAGAGCCTTACCCACACATCATTTGTATCAATAGATAAAGAAGAAGGTAAGTCATCACTTGTAATAGTGTTGTTCGCAAGGTTCAACCTCACATAACCCGCAAAAATACTTACCGTACCTATTGTATCTATTTGAGAGATATTATTCATAGCAGGTGCAGTAATCTTAGTTCGTCCAGAATTTGCTGTGTTACGACTAGCTATAAAATGACTCTGCCTTAAAGAAGTGTCTGTCGATACAGGGTCAAATAAAACATCTCCATTAGACATAGACCTGCCTACCAAATTAACCCTATCAACCTCCTTGTACTCCAACACCCCATTGCTGTTATTCTCAGCCTTGAAGAATATAGAAGTCATAGCATCTATCGAAACAATACCATTAGGTGCAATTGTGCTGTTGTAGGAGTCTAATGTGTGAACAAAAGAATACGAAGCACCCGTAGTACCCGTGTATATTCTTGAGTCATCCCAAAAGTCTACTCGGTAAAACTCACCATCAACACCGCCTGAAAGCTCTAGCACAATGTCGTTATCACCCGATACTTTGTAGTATCTATTGGTTTTAGTGGTGAAGTTAATAGCTGTATCTCCCGAACCTGTTGTTGTACTAAACTCAGTATCATACGACTCCCCATCAATAGGAACTCTAACATCTAAGTTATTTCTGCTATTGAGTCCTTTTGACTTATCATCTAAGCTAGGAGCAGTACAGAATACCATCGGATAAGGTTTAGTCACACCCGCATCCTGATAAGTATGCCCATCTTCCAAACGCCTAGAGCAAAAGTCTCTCATGCGATTCTTAAAGGTCAACTGATACAAAGGTGTCTGGACATTACTTGAATCGTTCGCCCCTGCCTGTAATATAAAGATGTTCCAAGGATATGTGTATGCACCCGTCTTGAGCATATACCATTGCTCTTTCAACAAGGTAGAACCGCCAAAGCCCTTATTGACTAATCGTATGTCCTCACCCCCTTCACGCAAAGCATTTACAAGCCTGAAGGCTGCAAGGTTGTTTCCAAAGTTAGGCGGGAAGTTATCATTAGAACCCGTAAGGTTATACCCTAAATCCTGCGTTCTGTAATCACCAATTAACGACCATGAAAGAGAATCACCCGCAAAACCTAAACGCTTGGAAGCACCAAAGTTTAAGTCATTGGTAATCTCCATACCAAATACAGTAACCGCTAAGTTAGGCTCAATAGGAGTTGGTCTAACATAAAAATCCTGAGCAGCAACAGTAACGCTAGGATGTACAGGAGATGGCACAAACCTCGTAATGGTTATATTGAAGAACTCCGAGTAAAGCCTATTTACATTTAAGGTAACAGGACTGCCGTTAGTAGCTATACGAATAGTTCCATCCGTAGCACCACCCACATTCACATCCTCAGTACCTACCCAATCAGCACCATCATTATAACGGAAAAAACCCTCAATAAATCCTGCTTGATCGCTTGAAATAACAATGGACTCAATCCATATAGCCCTACCTGCCTTTATGTCAATACTACCTGCTGAAAAGGTTCTCTGTTCAGATACGGGTACTTGCCAAACTGAGTCGTCTGAATCCCATTCAAGTTGTATACCACCACTTTCATTACGAATAGTGTTTGCCCAAGGTCTACCCTCTAGTTGGATAGCACTCTTTATATCTTGGGTCTTTGTGTTTAATATCCTTGCCATTATACTTGCTGTGTTACAAACCAGTTTAAATTAGTACCGTCAAAACCAAACCAATTGGGAGAGCCTTGATCATCCTCAACGAAATAAATCTTTCCCTTCTGTAAGTTATTTATATCTGCCTCTAATAAAGCAAATGTGGCATATACAGGAATTACTATTACAGCATTCCCTAAGGAGCTTATAACAAAGTTCCGTGTAGCACCATCTGTTGAGTCAGTACCTAGTAGCTTATCATCACCGCTAGGAACTTGCTTTACCTCGTAGTTTTTTATGTTGCCTATGCTCGACATATACCTTTATTTATTACCAAGCCTTGCAAGACCAATAGCCCGCACTTAGCTTAGATTTCTTTTCATCGCAAGAATGCCTTGCTCTAAATGACTTCCTCCTTGCAGGATTGTCCTTCTTTATAGTCATGTTGGCATCACCATAATGAACAATCTTCTCCTTACCACCTTCACACGCCTTGACAACTTTCTTCTTTCCTGCCCTCCAAGACTTGCGAGGCTTGTTGCATGACATATCAGCTTTTCTCGGTTTCTTTGCCATTGCCTAATTCTTTAACCGTTCAATCTCTTTTCTATCATCTTTTGAACCCACTCAACAAGCTTGTGCCTATCCGCAAATAGCAGCAAGAATCCCATTATAAACTGCGCTGAAGCTAAATAAACACTCTCTGAGATAGGCCATTGAAAATAGTAACCACCGACAGCGAAGGCCATGAATACAAAGCCAAAAATCGTAGTAATCCATTCCTTAAAGTTGCTCATCTTCAAACCAATCATTTGTTAAAGTATCAACGAGCTTTAGTCCAGAGCTTTCATCGGGCGTGATACTTCCATGAGCCGCAACTCTAAACAAGCTCTTCGCAGGGTGCCTGCGAACATCTGACCAACGGGCGGTTATACTTCCCGTAAAGCCTAGTTGATTGCTTACTTTGAAATCGTAAGCCTCGCATGAAGATTTAGTACCTACGTAGTGGCTCATGGGTAGATAGAGTAGAAGGTGTTGATGTTTGTCTCAATTCCCGTGCGGTTGCTGCTTTGGTTACTATCGAAAAGTATAAACTCTTGCATAACATTACCGCCAGAGATGCCGCCATCTCGAGAGCTCAAAGTTATTTTATCGACTAATGAACTTCCGTTTGAGCCGCTAACTTTTGAAACGCCATCAATATGGACGCTGCTTGTAGTGTCTTGAACGGCAAACCAAAGAGTTTGACCCGTTGGAAGTGATTGGCTAAATGAGATGTCTGAAGTACCCCTTAAAAAAGTTGTACTTCCATTGTTTCTTAAGCTATTGTGTTGGCTGGTGGTTTTCAGGCCATAAGCATAGAAGGCATCCGTAAAATTATTAGCCATTGCAACAGTGTATATATTTCCAAAGCCGCTGAGAGTACCGCTCTGCATATAGTGTGAGTTATCTGTAAAATCAACAGCAGGCTTCGCGCTTGTCCCCTCAGTAATCACCGCTCCGCTAGATACTATCTTCGGTTGATTAGCTGCCGTGCTTTGGGTGGCATCGTTGCTCAATGATTGGTCGTACCAAGTAGATACAAGTCCATCTGCTGTGGTATCAATTGCTGAAAAACTACTTATTGTACAAGTAACGATTCCATCAGGGTTTATACCTAAAAAATTATTAGATGAACCTGCTACAATATTTAATGTATGTGTTCCTGCTGTTGATATGACTGCGCTTTGTGCGCCTCCTGCATAAATTTTAATTCCTCCAATTGTAACACTATCAAGCACAATTGTAATTGCATATGTTCTACCACTTACACTCTTACTTTGACGAACTGTCAAGCCATTTTCATTATTCAAATCAAATGCCTCTGTTACTGCATTATATGTTGTATTGCTTCCAATTGTCCAACCTGTTGCACTTGTAATGTCGGGATTTGTAAATACCTCCCCACTATTTACAAAACTCAACAAAGAAGCTGTATCCAACTCACCTTGTGCAGTAAACCCAATGTCTTGCTCTGTATTATCACTACTCCTTCTAACCCTCACCGCGCTGCCGCTATAAGCCGCCCTGAGCTTACGCAAAGAATACGCAGCCGCAGCGTTAGGGAAGAGGTCTAAAAGGCCAATGAAGGCATTGCCCGCACTATACGCTTGAACAGTAGTATTCGTTGCTCTATATCTAGCTCTTATCATTACTTCTTACCTCTGTTTCTAGCTCTATTGACACTAGAAGATTCAACAGTAACACCGCCGCCTTTCTTATGGCTTATATCCTTACCCTTCCCCTTAGCAGTACCCATCAATCCTCTCTTCCTCCTTTCCCTTGAAAGTTCAGCCCTATAAGCCCTGCGCTCATCTGTATCGTGATACTTCTTATTATAAGCATCTTTCTTAGCCTTGGCTTTTGGATTATTCTTATAATAAGCTGTACTTCTTTTCACATTGTAAGTATTAACGAGTTTAGGTCTATTGTCAGGTTTATTATACTCCACCACCCTCGAACTTAAACATCTCTTCCTCAGTAAAGTCTTTTGGCGGTAGATTCTTCTCCTTCCTGTACGCTATCTCCCCTTGTTGAGTAGCTTCCTTCTCACTTCTCTGGTCTTTCCTATCTTCCTTCTCAGCCTCCACAGCAGCCTTAGCCATAGCTGATACCTGAGCCTGATTGTAAGAACCTGTATTCTTTATCTGCTGAAGCTGTGCGTCATACTGAAACTGTAAGTTCATCTCAGGCATCTTCACCTGATTAAGAAGCTGAATCTCTTTCTGTAACTCATACTGAGCTATTGCTTGTGCTGCCATTGCCTTAGCCTGTTCAGCCGCTTGAGCCGCTTGAGCATTTGCCATAGACTGCTCACGAATACGAGCCTTATCCTCTTCCAACTTACGAGCCTCACGCTTCTCTCTGGTCATTTTAAGATATGCAGCAGCGTAATTGGTGTTGGTAATACGAAGGATAAAGTACCTCTCATCAGGTGTTATCATTCCTGCATTAACCATTGCGGTAACATCCCTCTCAAAAGATAATCTCTCCACATCATTCCTACCAACAGAAATGTCTATTCCGAACTTATGAATAGATAGGTCGCCCATAGCATCAACAACAGCCATGTTAGCTTGACCAACAGCCTCCATATACTCTTTGTATAATGCACTTCCTTTAGGTAGGTCTTGAATACGCATGATGCTCTTCTCAGCAACCCTGCGAGTGATACTCCTAATGCTATTATCTATGTAGCTTATAGAGTTCTTCGCTGACTGAATAGATATTTCAGTCACACCTACAAGCTGATCTCTCTTTGTTTGACCATCCATCTCAGGCACTACACCTGAAATTTCACGAATCATCCTCAAGTTAAACTCAATCTGATTTATGAAAGGACTAACGTCTAACTGATTACGCATAGGCATGACAGGCACACTATTCCTCGATTGGTCTTCGTTCATTGAACGATAAAACAATCTACCCGTAGCCTGACGTATATCCTCAATGGTCATTGGGTCTAACGCACCATTACCCAAGTCAACAGCATCTAAAGCACTAAGGTCGATAGCATACCCATCTGGTGCTGAGTTTTGCATGACAACCTGCATCTTTAACCACGATAGCTGTATGGCATCGAGGTAAGGCATTATCTTACCTATGATAGATGATGTGTCATTTTTATATAACTCAGGAGCATAAGCAGTATAGCTAAACTCACACTTTCTTAAAGCATCGTCAGGACGAACCTGATTGTCTAACCTTCCCCAACCATATATCTTATCAGTCTTTAGTACATAGTACCCCGCATAAATATCTTCGTATTTATCTTCGTACTGCTTTCTATTGTACTTTGACTTCTTTGGTGGCTTATACCCTGAAGGCTTTTTCTTAAATGTCGTTGTTCCGTACTTAGTATCCTTCTCCTCATACTTATCCATATCCGACACCTTATACTCAAAGCGTAAGACAGGTATCAAGTAATCATCATAAGGATAATAACCCACATTGTTATTGTAGGTGTAATCAAATGTAGTTGGGTTGCCAAGCTCCCCAACGTACATCTTAGCTATTTTCTCTAAGTCTTTCTCGTTATTCGCCCACTCAGCACCCCTAGATGCAGCTTGCCTACGCAACTTAGCAATAGTCATATACTCAATATGACCCATGTAAAAGCAATCCTTAAAGTCTTGCCTTCGCGTAGCAGAATGAACCCAATACTCAGGGTCAATGTACTCTAGCTTAATGCCATCAATAGGGTCAGTTATGTCAAGAGATACACCCTTGCCAATAACAACAATATCCTCAATTATCTTCCTCTTAATCTCTTCGTCATAATCGTTTATCTTAAACGCATAACGTATAGCAATCTCAGCAGCAATCTCCACAGACTGCTTGAAATTAAGATTCATGTGAAGGTCTACCTCCTCAACAGTTTCAGGCAACTCCTGACCCTGAAGCATATCAATTCCAAACTGCTCTTTAAGCTCATCGAGGTAAGGCTTATTGATAATCTTACCAATAAGGTCATTCTTGTAAGCCTCCTTTTGAGATAACGCCAAAGGGTCAATAGCCTTTACCTCTATCTCAAACTTATTATCGTATATTGCGCTAACAATAGAACTAACAAACTTAGGAGCAATGGCAACAGGAGAGAAGTCTAAGTTGTAATAAGAGTTATCACCACTAGGATTTATCCTTGCCTTATACCTATCAATGTTTTGCTTTCCGTAAGCGTATGAACGCCTCTCTTGAATGTCCTTTTGCTGCTTTGAGAAGTTATATGATTGATTGTCAAACCAACTTCCTTCAATAGCACGACCAACCTGAAGTCCGTAGCTATCTTTCTTTTTCTCCTCTTTAGGTAAAAGTGGAGAGGGAAAAGAACCTATTTTTTTCGCATCATTCATATAAGCCCGTTTCGAGCAAAGTAGTGATGCAAAGTTAAGAAAATACTAAGAAGGCTTAACGAACCGACTGCTAGTGCCACTATTGTCAAAACGCCTAACCAAATTGGTTATCTGTGTCTTTACAGGTTTCAACTCTTTATACGTCTGAAGACCTAGCAAAGCAATACCTAAACTCATTGAGTCATCATGTATCGTTGCGTTATTTATATCGAAGTTCGCAAGGTCATACAACGTCTCATTGAAGTAAAAGCTACCCATCTTACCACTACTCAACATACCTATACTTTCATTTACATAGGTCTGCAAGGCTAAAAGCAATGCCTCCCTGACATTAGCACCCGAAGTATTTATTCCCGACTTACCTATATTCCTAGAACCTTTTGGCGTTAAGTGTGGTGGGCTTTTTATAAGATAGTTCTTGTACCCCAAGTCTTCCCAATGACGTATCATAGTGTCTACCTCCCTCTCTATTAAGCAGGGAACACCAAAATATATATGAGCCATAAGCAGTTGCTCAGAGCATAAATACAATGTCTCAGGTCTACCATTATACCTAGCGATACATACGTTTGAAGGGTACTTCATATTGTACCTAGTCACGATATGACATGAGCCAGACGAACCCCTGCCATCAGATGTTTGGTCTGCCTTATAAGGGTCAACACCACCGCCCCCTAGCCAACCATTAGCAGGAGCATCTAAACCATTTACAGTAATCTTTTTGTTCTGGTCTTCCTCATCTAAGAACAAAGCTATCCTCCATTGCCCCCTAGAATTATCCACAAATGTTACGTTGCTTCTATACCTCTCACCTGTCCATTCAAAAAGACCTTGCCTAAACGGAGTAGCACCCAATAGCGATTGCTCCTCATTATATTGTATCTGAGTATATATTTTCTCTGTATTCAAAGAATTACTACCCATCGTCCTGAACATATCCGTTTCAGTTGAAGGGAATAATCTCCTATACTCATTTATCGCATGGGTATCATTACCACGCTTTTTAATCTCTCTAGCTATAATTGTCTTAGAACCCTCTAGTATCCTGTTCCCATCATGGTCGTAAACCTCCTCATCTTTCTTAGGGTCATTGACAACTGACAACCCATACTCATCTATAACGAGAGAGTTACGGGCAGAGCAAAAGTATTTTATAAGACCACTCTTTGTCTCTCCTCCAACACTCTTAGATATGTCAGATTGAGAGTATAGCTTCTTGTAATCCTCAGCACCTTCCTTCTCATGGTCTTTAACCTCTTCAGCAGTAGTGCCTAAAAAAGCAAAACCCCTAACCCTTATCCTATCGTATAGTGTCGGCTTATGCTTGTCCCAAAACTTCTTTAACGTAACAGGACGAGTGAACTTAGCAATCTCATCAGCCAATAGAATAAATAAAGCCCAACCATCAAAAGTATTGTTCTTCGTTGCACCGTACCTTATCCTTCCACCATGAGCATTTGACTTCTTCTTATTGTTCCTGCTAAGAGTTATTTGCTGCTTCTTCCTGTCGAAGATTATCCCACTACCTGACTCATGGTATGATATTCTGAAAAAGAAAGGCCAGTTCTGATAGGTGTATAGCAACTTCTCATAAAGAACCTCTTTGGCATCATCCTCATTCTTAGAGGTCATACCTGAAGTCTTACCCTTACCCAAGCCACCAGATGTCTTACATAGGGTTTTATTGCGAACCAAAGAAGTCCAACCGTAACGCCTGTTCTTTCCTACTATCTGCCCACAGCACCAAGGTATTAGAAAACACGCCTCAGCATGAACCTCTAACTCCCATTGGTTTTCATAAAACAAAGGGTATCCATCATTAAGGTCAAAGTCTGCTTGCTTACCCCATTGAAGGAACATATAATAATCCCCCGTTAGATAATACGCCCTGCCCTTTATGTATACCCAAAGCCCATCTTTACGCCTACGCCACTCTTCTTCAATATACTCGTTAAGCCTATCCTGAACATCCTGCGGGTACTGCTTAAACTCTTCCCATGAATCAATAACATCAATCTCTTCAGGTATAGATATTCTTGCCCACTTCTGTTCTAAAATAGGCTTGTCGCTATTGAGTATGTACTTGTCAGAGGGCTTCTGAGGTAACTGCACCTTCAGCCCTTGAAGATTTATAATCTCTCCATTGACATCACCCTCATACGGTGATATGTTTATGATTTGATTATCCTTGTCGTAGAAAGACATTACATAAATTTTTCGCTCTCCCCTTCAACAATATCTCTCTCTTTATCGTAATCCTTTTGCTCAATCATCTTCTGAAGAGTGTTGATACCTTTTATAAGGTTGGGAAGTTCATTCACAGCATAAGATATAGCCTTCAGTTCATTGAGCCTATCAGACCCCGTAGCATCCTCGTCTATACCTTTTGATATATTGGCAAGGAAAGCATCATACATACTCCTAGAAGCTCTTAATGCGTCTTTAGTAGCACTCTCTGGAATAAAAACATCTTTCCTCGGTCTACCCATCTATCGCAAGTATATTTCTAGTAGAACGCATACGCCACAACTCTTGTCCATCAATAGTCATTGGGTATCTACCCTTCTCTGTAATATACACCTCATCGCCCACATTAACACCAAGCTCCTCATGGGCGAAGTCGTTAGAGTATACTATACGACCCTTTTTGGGTATTTCATCCTCTTTAGTTTGAGGAATGTATATACTGCCTATCTTTTCCAACTTCTCCTCTTTGATAGGCTCTATGAAGATAAAGTCATTGACAGTAATGAACTCACCATCCCTCTCAATTAAATAGACTAAGCAGTTGAAAGACAAATCTTTTGTGTAGTCCAACCTAAATAGCCTTTTATCCCAATCAACTACGGGTCTTTGACTGTTCGTGCCTATGACTAATGAGTGGTGAAAGAATACTCTATCTCCTTCTCTAAAGATGTCTGAAAGTTTAGGTGGTACGGAAGTGAGCTTACCTTCCATGACTCTGTTTTCAAACTTATAGTAAGAGGGGTCAAGGTAGAGTATTTTACCATTTTGTAATTGAATCTCATCCTTAAAGTCTTTCTTTATCTCTACTATTAAACTTCCTGCCGATCTCATATGTCTAGTTCAAATTCTTCAGTTACACTTTGATCTCCCTTGCGATGAACCTTCCATATAAACTCACCTGCATCTAAGTCATCTATCTTCTTGACGTATATAACCCAATAGGGTATACCTTGCTCGTCATGCCTTATAATGCTTGATATAATAACCTTGAAGTATTCTCCTTCTTCGTCCTTGAGGGTGCTTGTGTTTCCAACAACCCATCTGAAACCGTCCTTTATAGCTCCAACGGTTAAGCTGCGTAGAACACGCGATACTTTAGTCAACATTGTAGTTCATTTGATTACCACAAAGTTACTAAAAACAAAAGGTACGCTTATTGGCTATTATGCTTTATTAACCGTTAGCTTACAAAGAAATGGGTTTTATCTTTAATGGGCAATAGCTCTGAATCTTCTTTGATGATATGCTCTATGCACGTCATCTTCTCGTTCTGAGATGCGGTGGCATCAACAATAGAGTATTCTATACTATACCCATCACCATCAAAAAAACGCTTTAGAACAATTCCGTAAAAGCCTATATCGCCATCTGCATCTTGGCAAATAGCCTCTGCTGAATCCAAGAAAGATTGTATTCTTGGGTCTTCGTTAAAGGGAGTATCATCATACATACCACAAATGTATGACTTTACATTATGGTATAAAAAAATAATTACAGTAAAGCAACCCTTAACTTTCCTGCACTAAGAACAATCTCCGTGAAAAACCCAAACTCAAAATCATTCTTAGATAACGTAAGACCCTCTAAAGCATCCTCATCACCACCAATGAAATCAGTATGCTCAACCAATGAAGAAAAAGTTGTATCGTTCTCTAAAACCTTAATGTAGTTAGCACCCTGTAAAGGAATGACATCACCCACACCACCCACTTCTGCCTGTGCTGTAATAGATGCCCTGTCATTTTTTACTGAGATTATCTTTGTATCATTATCCACAGATATAACCTCAAACGTACCATTGTTAGCATTATCAGTTGTATTTCTAAGGACTAAGTGAGAGAACTTCATTACCTCGCTAAGATCATCTCCTGAATCAAACTCAACAGCCATCACCCCATCCCCAGAGTCAGCTATACTTTCAATGCTCAACCCATTCACGGGATTAGTGAATAAGGAATTATTGGTATCTAAATTCAGATGCCGAGTATACCCTGCTGTGTTTTGATGAAAAGAAGCGTTATCCGCTAAGTTATTAGTTCCCGTTGTAGCCATGTTTGATGCTTTACTTTTGCAAAAGTACGAAATTTGTAACTTTGGGTTATGGCAAGAGTTCAAAACAAATACAAAACACTAGACTCCAAATTAAAAATAAAGGAGGATAGAAAAGTAGAACATATATCAGGTTGGGCAAAGGCAATAAACGCTGTGATAAGTGAGCGTAAAGACAACATACAGCCTAGCGCGGTAGAGGTTCTAATATCTATGTACGACTTTGAGTTTTTTAGTGGTAACACCATACAGAAGAAAACTCCTGTGTCTGCTGTTTACGCAAAAAAGATACTATTCTTCCTTTCATCAAATGGATACATAGTAAAAGCATTTGGAGAGAGTGAGATAAAGGTGTCTAAAGTATCTGGTAAAGGAGAGAGTGTACATAAGCATACTGAAAAAAGGAGAATAAGGGAAAGATACAGATACACAAAGAAGGCTGTTGACTTGTGTGAGAAGTTCCTTGAGTACCTAGATAGGTATAGCAGAATGACGGGTGAGGTGGAAAGCAAAGTGGACAGCACACCTTTCTATCGCAATAAAAATGGTAATCTAGTAAAGAACAACTTAAAAGACGATAAGCTGATTAAGCCTATGACTAAAGATGGTGTTATATACTACGAGGAAGAGGCAAATGTAGATAAGTGGTATCACAAGGTAGCGGTAAATAAGGCTACAACCAATAAAATAAGAGAAGAAGTGAGGTTTTAGTTGCACATATATCGTTGTTAGGCACAATTAAGAGTTAGTTCTGTTATTGTAGCATTTCATACATTCTATAAAACCTGCTTCTGTAAAGTGTTCAGTTACATAAACTTCATCTTTTGTAAATCCACAACTATCGCATCTATTATGTCTCAAGGCTTTTTTAACCGTGCCTAACACTAAATGAAAAACATAGCTTAATTTCTTCATTTTTTCAAAGTTTAGTTGTGGCAAATCGTCACGATTTTTTATTTTCAAAGTTAGCCTAAGTGTTACCTACCATATATAGCTTTTGAGTTTTATTTGCAATGTCGCTCAGAACATTGCCTTGTCCTCAAGCATTTAGCACTACACTCTACGGGCTTTACTTCGCAAAATAGTACCTCTTCTACTTCTTCCTTTTTCTTCCTCTTCACCTTCTCCATTCCAAGAATCTTCCCAATATGTGAAATCGTTTATCACGGGGTACTCACATTCAAATTATCCCTAACTGACTTGGGAGTTGCATTTACCCTTGACCTGCTAATGCTTCCATTAGGACACCTAAAGCTCATATAAGTGTTCACATAGGTATTATAGTCTCCTATCGGTTTAAGATCAGTAGAGCCGCAGCAAGGACATTGAGGCTTGTCAGAAGATTCCAATAGACCAATGTTAGGATGAGGCTGTATATAAGGTCTTAAATGCAAATACACATCTTCCAATACCCTTACGTCTTGTTGGCAATACACATCCATTGTATGCAATGCTTCCCTATCGCCCTCAATAGCCTTCTTCCATAGACCTTTCTCAGTCTCCATCTTACCCTCTATACCCAAGAAATTACTAGCAATATAGTCTAGCCTATTAGAGATTATATTAAACTTCTTCCGAGCGTGAAGCAAGGTGTCTATTGACTGATAAGGTGAAGGTAGATTCAATCCATGCTTTAAGAAACGGGTGTTCATCCTTTTGATGTCAAACTTATTCCCGTTGTGAGCTATGACTATATCAGCTTCATCTATCAAACTCCAAAGGGCTTTAACAACCCTTTTATCGTCATTTCTCTTAATCTCAGAAGGCTTTATCCTCGCTGAATACATCTTATCCTCAAACAGCCATTTAGCCGACCATGTGAGTATCATCCAATCTTTTAGTATATTGTCAGTTGGTATATTTTGATTCCATATACCCCAAGTATAAACCATTAAAGGGGATGTCTCAATATCAAATACTAAAACCTTAGCTTGTCGATATGGTGTGTTTACAAACTGCACTGGCTGTGTTTCAGAAGTATTCCGATTTCGAATATGGAATCTTTGCTTAACTGTTGCAGAGCCGCTTCTGCCTAAATACCCTCTGACAATGCTTCTTATTGCATCAACCTCTTTTTCTGTTGGCTTATTTACACCTAAGACATTTTTCAAGAAGTTCCTTGATAGGGTCTTAACCCCTAAAGGTTTATCTTCCCTATTTAATTCCTCAAGGTGTTCTCTTATGTAAGATTCTATTAGCTTTCCTTTATGGCTTTGCTCTCCCATCTAATCAATTTTTTCAATTAAACTATCTATCATTTCAGGGTTACAGTCTCTCACCTTTAATAGCTCAACAATTTCCCTTTCGTTCAATTCTTGCTTATGAACCTTATACTCTTGCTCACTCTTAAATGAACTAGGGCAAGATGTCTCGGCAGCCCTCATCTTAGCTATGCGCTCTAGTGCCTTGTGAAACCTTCTGAGCTTTGTTTTATCCTCAAATACAGAGGGCTTCTCCCAGTCATACGCTTCAGACTTATCTTCTAGCTCATCTAGCAGGTCGTCAAAATCTTTGTTACTCATCTTCGTCACCTATTAAGTCAGTTACATAGTCTCTCAACTTAGTTAGGGCAATGTAAGCCATAACATCATTTGTCACCAAACCATCTTTGTCGTAGTCGTGACCTTCATAGTATTCATTTATCATATCGTGCATGATATTTGAATCTTCCTCTACCTGTCGGATGCTACCGTCCATAAAAAGTTATTTTTGCTTGAAACTCATCTTTCTCTAATTCGTCTACCTGCTCTATCTCAAATCTCTTAAAGACCTTCGGGTTATCACTTCTCACCCACTTCAAATCTTTCTCCATGCAATCGTTTAACCATTTGATAGCCATTATCCTATTATCTATATCAGTCCTACCATTAGAACGTAAGGATATTGAATATGTGTCAACTGAAAAAGGGGGTTGCCCTTGCTCTAACAAAAGAACCTTAACAATCCCCCTAATTTGTTTCGTTGACCTAGACCTAGACGACCAATGCTTACCCGCATAATACTCATTTAAGCTAGTGGGCTTAGGTAAGGAAACGATAATGGAATGAACCATTAAAATGGTAATGAACCTGAATCATCCATTTGTGGCGCATTTGCTCCACCTGAAGTGTTCCCACCTCTCTTTTCAGCTTGCTTTCTGTCCCAATCAAGGGCGTACTTGTCAAGGCGCATAGAGGTGAACTTCTTGCCATCCTCTTTTCTGAAGTTCTCAGTAATCTGGATAGGCACACCGCCCTTAGAAGTGACGGGCTGCTCCATAACCCATTTAATAAACTCTTCTCTATCGGCAATGTTTAGCTGGCCGATAACAAAATCAGGTTGGCTGTCTAACCTACCATTAAAGAAAATCCCTCTAGGGAAGTGGCTGTTGTCTTTTGACATTTGTATTGGTTTTAATTAAAGTGCTAAGATAGATATATTAGTCGTTATATACAATATCTACCTCTAAATTTTTATTTTCCATCTCTAGCTGAGACTTCAAATGCTCAACATCTTTCACATCGTATGTATTGACAAACTTATTGTCGAGGTACATATCAACCTCTCTGCTGCCTTCTGTTGTAAGTAACTGTACTTGCATGATATTTTGTTTTTTCAAAGTTAAGGAAAAATATAGTACATATCACCATTGCCAGTTGACTCCACTTTGTATCCAGACTGCCTTAAAAGCTCTATCACCTTATAATTAAGATGCTTGAACTCTATCTTGCCCTTGCCCTCGTTTAATGCGTAGATAGCCTCGTCAAACAACTCCACCAACTGTCTCTTATCAGAGAAGCTAAAGTCTTTGATTATCTTGTACTGCATTAACTGTTTGGGTGTCTGCATCATTTGATATAGGTAGTTCTTTTCAAACTTATTGTTCCTCATAACTCTATGATTTTTGTTTTTGGTATAGCCTTTAGTTCAAAAAGTTCAATGCTTTTATTGATGTTTAGCCTATGATTCACCTTGTCAGATATATAGGGTGAAATATCATCCGTAACAGCATCAGCCTTCCAAGTAAACCAAGTAGTCATTGACTTAGGTGTTTTACCAAAACCTTTAGGCTTTTTCTCTTTCCATGTACATTCAACCTCTTCGCAGTAGAATATGCTCATGTCAGACAGTCTTGATACACATCAATGATATTAGCCTTCACCTCTTCTTTACTCGACCCAAAAGCACCCATTCTGGGGTTGCCTTTTATGTGTCCATACCATGAGTTTGCACCCATTAACTGATAGTATGTAATCTCTAGCCCATCCATGCGCGAAGTATTAAGAAAATTGTTATTACGCCCAATACCCACCATACTGTGTTTCTGGGCTGATTGTTATTGCTTCCGTAGTTAATGTCGGTATTTATCATTTCTGTTCAATTATAAGTAGGGCAACAAGATAACCTATCAAGTCTTTGATTGTATCTTTCTTTGATTCGTCTACCTTGAGGTCTTTTGATTCAAGTCTTTTGATTTTATCTGCTATACGTGCTAGTACGCCTTGCTTTGCGGATATACTTTCCCCGAAAACATTGATGTCTAAAAACACAGAGTCACCATAGTCAGCGTTCTTCTTTAACTGAAGCTCTTTTAATGAATCATACATTAAGGAAATCTTCTCAGAATACGTGACATCAAAATCAAAGTTCAGTCGCTCATCATCTGTTAGCTCTTCGTACTCTTCGTCTAATTCCTTAGTGACACACTCTTTGAGCTTCGTAATAGCTGTGTGCTGCTTCCAGAAGTCGGTTTGCATAGCCTTTTTCCACTTTTTATTTGCTACATTATTCCAAAACCTAGCACGCTCTTTTGTTTCACTCCATTTAAAACCACATTTATAGATAGGATCTTGCCCCACTTCCCAACGCGCCATACTAGCCCACTCCATATCAATATCCTTCAGCCTCTCCCACACATACTCCCTCAACTCTTCAGGGGCTTCGGCTATATGGTCTTTAACGGCTTGTTGATATTGTGTAAGCTCTTCCCTCTTTGGTCTTTCTTCGTTTATCATTTTAGATCGCTTTCTTTGACGAACACACCATCAACCATTCTACCTTTCCTATCTTTAATCTCATTGTAGGCTTGATCAACGCAGTCCAAAATCTCTAAGCCCTCTTGTCTAGCTAGGATGGTTAGAACCACCACCATATCTCCGATAGAGTCCTTAACCACATCATGTCTTCCCTTAGCAAGACCTGAAGCGAGCTCACCCATTTCCTCTCCTAGCTTCAAGAACTGCTTTGTAGAATTAGAACCTTCAATGAGGTTTCTATCTTCAGCCCAATGTTCAATCTTCCGTATCAATTCCATTTGATTTGTTTTTACAGTATTAGCTATTATTGTTAAGGTTGTTTAAAGCAACCATTTAGTTGCACATATATCGTTGTTATGCTTCATAGTCGCTACGTCAGCTTCAAGCTGATTGAAATGATACAAAGTATAACAATATGTGTATGGCATTAGAAGCAATTAGAAATTTTTAATCTAAAGCTCTCCCCTAAAAAATCAGTAAGAGATTCAAGTGTTTTACGGGAGTTGACAACGTCCATATAACCATCACCATTTAAATCCTCCCATTCAGAGCCAACCAATATACAGCCCTTTATCTGTGTGTGGTAGTTTCCACCATGTATAAGAATCCAACTTCTATCTGGAACGTCTAATATATGGTAGTGCTTGTATTTGAACTGTGATGAAGGTGTTTTCCTACTGACTACCTCGTACTCTCCTTCAGGGATGCAGCTAATGCCTTTTTGATTATCTAACCAAGGTAGCTCTAAAGTATAGCAAAGAGTTTTACTCTCATGTAGCATAACGCCTAGTGTCTGCTTATCTTCTCTTTGCGTCCTGTCTAGTTTTACTATTTTCATAATTCAAGTTTTACTAACTGAGCCAAAAATAAAAAGCCCTCATGGAATACACAAGGGCTTTAACATTTATTTATTACAATCTTACTTTATTTCGTTCTCCACATACTCTATGAGCATTTTACCCTTGCTGCTAAGAGCATGAGAGGTGAGTGCATCCATAGGGTCTACACCCATAGGCACATGACATATAGGGTCGCCTGTACGTGCGTTCTTTACCTGAGTATCATCATCAAATAAGAACAGTCCTATATCTTTACCTTGAGCCATTAAGCTCTTCATTTTAACTGAAGGGTTGTTGAAGCAGTCAATGAACTTCTCAGGTTCTTTCTCTGCGATAGTCCACAATGCTTGAAGTACAAGTTCAAAGGAGCTTGTATCAATACCATAGTAACGAGCAACAGTCAATAGCTCCTCTTTTCCTGAAGGCTTTGTCTCCTTAGAGGCGATAAGTCCCGTTGCTTGAGAGATGAGTCTACGCTTCTCGTTAGACACCTTAGCTTCTTCCTCTGGATTATCAATCTTAAATGTACACATATCGCCCTTCTCATTCATGATAGCAAGCATTAACTCTTGAAGGGATGTATCGTCTTTAGGAACGAATAGATCACCATCAACGAAGTGTATAGCTGTTCGTGTAACGTCTTTAGGCTGCTTGTCTTTCCAGATGTCAGGAACGCCTTGCACGTATCTTGCGGTGCGTTGTTTCTTTGATACAGGGTCAAAGACGAGGTGTTCACTAGGGAATAGGTAGTTTGCAGGTCTTGACTTATCGGCAAGGATAAACTTCAAGTCTCTGTCTCCCGCATTAGGGAGGCCATTTGATTTTGGTCTTGGCATTTTGATTTATTTAAATTCAATGCAAAAATACTAAATCTTGAATTAAACGTATTTATGGAGTATGGACTGAAACTTGGCCTTTACAAATCCTTGTACATTATTATCGTCAAGGAACTTTGTGAACTCTTGTGTCATGTCTGCTATTGTATCTTCACTAATGTATTCTTGGTTTTTCATAACGTCTGACAGCAGGGTATCATATAGCTCTCTTTTCTTGAACCTAGCACCTTCAAACGTCTTTAGTGAATAGTGTGTGGTAGAGGTGTTGCATTTAGTTTGCTCTGCTATAAACTCTCTTGTCATTCCTAGTCTTACCAACGCTACCCTGTGGATAGTCCTAGCTATACTAATGTTTTTATTGACTTTACCACCGCTTTTCTTTGATAGTATTAGGTCTTTGTCCGTTATCTTGTTGAAGGGGAAGTATG